CGCGTCCCAAGTGCTCCAGCAAAGCCAAGCGCAGGCTCAGCAACAACAGGCTCAGCAACAAGCCCAAGACCCCCTGCTCCAGTTGCAGCAACAAGAGTTGCAGATCAAACAGCAAGAAATTCAAATTAAGCAACAAGATTTGCAACTTAAAGCGCAAGATATGAAAGGTCGGTTGGAGTTGGATAACCGACGGCTTCAAGTAGATGCCATGAACAAAGCAGGGCAGCTACAGCAACAAAAGAAAACAACAGACATCAACGCGCTTGCTAAAGCGGGAGATGTCAAAAACAAGCAACGTCAAATGGGTATGGACTTGGTTAGACAAGCCGCGCAAAACAAAAACCAACAAAAGGAGAAACCAACTAAATGATCCAAGAATTCGCACGCGTATTGCGCGAAAAATTACGCACCGACATGAACAACTACGCAGATGACTGCGCTGGTGGGGCATGTCGCACTTTTGAAGAGTACCAAAAACTTTGCGGGATTATTCAGGGTCTAGCCCTTGCAGAGCGTTATCTACTTGACCTTGCACAGAAAGTTGAAGAATCCGATGAGTGAACTCACGCTTGAACCGGGGCAATTTGCCCTACCTGAAATCCAACCCGTCGAAGCGCCAGCGCAAGACGCAACAGACGAAGAAAAAGCCACCATGCTGCCAGAGCCGACAGGCTGGAAGTTGCTGTGTGCCGTACCCGATATATCCGAAAGGATTGATGGTACTGAGCTTGATCTCGTGAAAGCAACGTCCACCCTTAGACAAGAAGAGCACGCCACAACGGTGTTGTTTGTGTTGAAGGTTGGCCCAGACGCGTATAAAGACACAACCAAGTTCCCCGCAGGCGCGTGGTGCAAGGCTGGAGACTTTGTACTCGTGCGTACTTATTCCGGTACGCGATTTAAGATTTTTGGAAAAGAGTTCCGGCTCATCAATGATGACCAAGTGGACGCTGTTGTGCAAGACCCTCGTGGGTTAACCCGCGCTTAAAGGAGCAGAAATGGCAGAGCAATACAAGTTCCCCGACGAACTTGAGGACGACAAAAGCCAAAATGTTGAGATCATTCAACCTGAAGGTGATGTTGAAATTGAGATTGTTGATGACACCCCTATCCAAGACCGTGGCCGTAGGCCATTGGGCCGAGAGGTTGAAGACCCTACCGACGATGAGATTGAGTCTTATACAAGAGGGGCACAAGATCGCATCAAGGAGTTGACTCACGCGCGTCACGACGAGCGCCGCGCCAAAGAAGCCCTTTTGAGGGAGAAGCAAGAACTTGAGCGTCTTGCACAGCACATGGTTGAAGAGAACAAGCGTCTCAAACAATATGTGAATAACGGCACTGAGCAGTATGGAGCTATGGCTCAAACTGCTGCTGGGGCAGAATTGGAAAAAGCACGTCGAGACTACAAGGCCGCACAGGAGTCGTTTGACACTGATGCCATCCTTGCGGCTCAAGAGGCTTTGTTTGAGGCTAAGGCAAAATTACAACAGGCCCAAAATTTTCGTCCGCCCCCTTTACAAGTGGATGAATATGAGGTACAACCGCGACAACAACAGACCCAATCTGTTCAACCGGACGAAAAAACCCTGCGCTGGCAGGCAAAAAACCAGTGGTTCGGTTCCGATGGGTTTGAAGAAGTTACCAGCTTTGCACTAGGGCTGCATCAAAAACTAGTCAACTCCGGGGTTGATCCCCGCCAAGACGAATATTTCGAGCAAATTGATGCTCGCGTGAAGTCGAAGTTCCCTGAAGTATTCGGTGGAAACGAAGACAGGCCTAAGTCTAGTGAGACTCCAAGGCGTCCATCATCCGTGGTGGCCCCTGCATCACGTTCCACAGGAGTAAGGAAAGTGCAATTAACGCCGTCGCAGGCTGCGTTAATTAAAAAGTACAACCTTGATCCTAAGAAGTATGTTGCTGAAGTTTTAAAATTGGAGAATTCAAATGGCTGAAAACCGTACCCCTCGTGACAATGTCTCACGCGAAAAGCAAGCTCGTGCCGTATACGTACCGCCGACTGCACTGCCCGATCCGACACCTGAACCCGGATATGTCTACCGTTGGGTAGCCACACATGTCTTGGGTCAGCACGAACCAACCAACGTGTCACGTAAGTTTCGCGATGGCTGGGAGCCGGTGAAAGCAGTAGACCATCCTGAGTTGATGATTACTGGTAGTGAAAAGACAGGAAACGTCGAAATTGGTGGACTCATGCTTTGCAAGATGTCTGCCGAAAGAGCGCGTTCTCGGGACGATTACTATGAACAGCAAGCTCAGAACCAGATGGAATCAGTGGACAACCACTTCATGCGAAATAACAACCCGATGATGCCTCTGTTTGCCGAGAAAAAATCGTCAGTCAGTCGCGGAGCCGGATTTGGTTCAGGTTCTAAATAAACAAGGAGTCCTTAAATGGCATCTACAGCTTCCCCCTACGGGCTAGTTCCCGTAAATCGTAACGACGGCATGCCCTATGCTGGCGCTACGAGTCAGTTCTTGATTGACCCCGCTGGCGAAGGCACAAACCTGTTTTACGGGCAAGTCGTCATCATTGGCGCTGATGGTTACATCGCTTTGTCTACAGCTACTGGCGCAGACTTGACTACCAACAACCTTGGTGGCAACAATTTGGGCGCTTGGGGTGTGTTCGTTGGTTGCTCCTACGTTAACGCGCAGGGTCAAGTAATCTACGGTCAGTACTACCCATCTGGCACAACTGGTGTGGTGACTGCATACGTTATCACTGACCCCAATGTGACTTTCCAAGCACAATTGGACGGCGTTGCTGACCAGTCAGACCTCGGTGCAAACACTTTCTTTGCTGCTGTGCAGTCCACTTCTACAGGTAATACCCGTACAGGTAACTCGACCAGTGCATTGGAGTCAACCACTCAAACCGCCGCTGCCGCGTTCAAGATCATTGGTTTTGCTTCCCCAATTACCGATAACTTCCCAGACGTGTTGGTTAAGTTCAACCCCGGCGCACACGCCTACACCAACGCCGTTGGCATCTAAGGAGCACATAAATGGCTATTTCACGCGCACAACTACTTAAAGAACTGCTCCCCGGCCTGAACGCTTTGTTCGGTATGGAATATGCACGTTACGGCGAAGAGCACAAAGAAATCTACGAAACAGAGAAATCTGAGCGTAGCTTTGAAGAAGAGACCAAGCTGGCTGGCTTTGGTGCAGCCCCTGTCAAGAACGAGGGCTCTGCCATCGCTTACGACAATGCACAGGAAGCTTTCACAGCACGTTACAACCACGAAACCATTGCCTTGGGTTTCTCAATCACTGAAGAAGCGGTTGAAGATAACTTGTACGACAGCTTGTCTGCTCGCTACACCAAAGCCTTGGCTCGTGCAATGGCCTTCACCAAACAAGTTAAGTCCGCTTCCGTCATCAACAACGGTTTCAACGGCTCTTACTTGGGCGGTGACGGCGTTACCTTGTTTGGTAATAACGCTTCCAGCGTTCGCGTCGGTCACCCACTGGTCAACGGCGGTGTGAACTTCAACAGCCCCACCGTTGGTGTGGACTTGAACGAAACCTCTTTGGAAAATGCCGTGATTCAAATCGCAGCATGGACTGATGAACGTGGTCTGTTGATTGCCGCTAAGCCCCGCAAGATGATTGTGCCTCCCTCACTGATGTTCGTTGCCAAGCGTTTGCTTGACACTGAACTGCGTGTTTCAACCGCTGACAACGACATCAACGCGTTGAAGCAGATGGGCGTAATCCCTGAAGGCTACACCGTCAATCACTTCTTGACCGATACAAACGGCTGGTATTTGATTACCGACGTTCCCAACGGCATGAAGCATTTTGAACGTATGCCTTTGTCTAACTCGATGGACGGCGACTTTGATACCGGCAACGTCCGTTACAAAGCTCGTGAGCGTTACAGCTTCGGCTGGTCTGATCCCCTCGGTATGTGGGGCTCTGCTGGCGCGTAAGCGAAAGATGGAAAGGGGGCTAGCGCCCCCTTTTCTTTTGAGGTATATTCAAACCATTCCGGGGTTTTCCGGTGTATCTGACAGTCCCGGCTGACGACATGCAGACAGATACGCCTAACTTGCATGTAAGGAAAAAATCATGGCATTAACCACATTCTCCGGCCCAGTCTCTTCCCTTAATGGTTTTATCGGTGGTACAGCCGCTAGCCCTATTGTTGAAACCACTGCTGGCAACGTATCCGAGTTTTACGCTACGACTTCAGCCACCACTGGTGATACACGCTTGTCGTATAACCGATTGGAATTTACTTCCACTGGTTCTGGCGAAACCATTCGCGCACTGACACGAGTCACAGGCGCTGGTGCAGCTACTGGCGGTACTGTCAACGGTGCACACGTTAGCTTGAGCATCAACGGTTCTGGCACTATTTCTGGCGCAGGTAATGCTCTTCGTGCCACTCTTGGCGGTTCTTCTACCAACCCCGGCGGCACAATTGCAGCTATCCAAGCGGATTCTGACTTTGCTTCCGGCGGCACTTGGACAAATGCTTCGTTCATCCGCTTCACAAACAGCGGTACAGGCACTGTTGCAAACTTGTTCAATGTCCCATCAGGCATGGTCACGGCTAACACCCAAGGCGCAGCTACAAACTCGTTGAAGATTGTGGACAGCGCAGGTACTGCGTACTACATCATGTTGACTACGACCAACTCATAATGCAAATCACCAAGGAATTCTTGGAGATTGAGATTCGTGAACTTGAGACTGAAGCACAGAAAGCCCAAACTTTTTTGATTCAATCTCAGGCCACGATCCAAGCGTACAAGATGCTCATAAACAGGATAGAAGCACCAGAACTGGAGCAGCAAAATGACGATGCAATATGACGTAAAACAAGGACACTTAAACCAAAGCGGGTTTTTTGTGCTTGGACGCAACCGTGTAAAGGGTGTTTCTTTTTATGGTGGCAGTGGCACTCTTGTATTGTTTGATACAACCACAGCTCCAGTAACTTCAAGTGTTAGTTATGGTCGTAGTGGTACGACTGTGACGATTGCAAAAACGGCGCATGGGTTAACAACCGGCACTGTTGTTGGTATTCACTTTGCATCTGGTTCTGGTGGCGCTGCTACTGATGGCAATTACAGTATTACTAGAGTAGACGCTGATACATTTACGCTAACCGACATCAATACTGGGAATATTACAGGTTCTCCGGCAGCGGTTTATGTCAGTGGCGCAAATCGTTGGTTGATGACCTACGAAACGCACTCATCAGATGAGTTCCAAAATGCTCCACTTATTCCCGGCGAAGGCGTAGTGGCAGCAAATGGAATTTATGCCTACATGAACGCAATTGACGCAGCGCAGATTTACTATGGCTAAGAAAAAAGGCCCCGTTCTTTCGGTTGGTCGCGGTGAAAAGCTTCCTGTCAAGCAGGGGGCTGGCTTGACTGCCAAAGGGCGTGCCAAGTACAACGCAGCAACAGGAAGCAATCTGAAAGCTCCGCAACCACAAGGCGGCGCACGTAAGAAGTCATTCTGCGCTCGTATGTCTGGTATGCCCGGCCCGATGAAAGACGAAAAAGGCAAGCCCACCCGTAAGGCGGCTTCTTTGGCAAGATGGAAATGTTGAGGTAAACATGAAAAAAATTGGCAAAAAACCTACTGATGACCAGATGCTTGAAGGCGGTGGTGGGGGCGGCGGCGGACGTTCTGGGGGCAAATACACGTTTGATCGCATAACAGGAAGCCGATCCGCAAAAGACTACAAAGAAAAAGAAGACAAAGCCTCAGAGTTTTCTGGTGAAATGAGTTTTGGCTCCCCCAGAGGTAGAAGTTCTGATTCTAGTGACAGAACCCCGCGCATGAGCGACGACTACGCCAAAGGCGGCAAAGTCTCCAGCGCTTCTTCTCGTGCAGATGGCTGTGCTGTCAAAGGCAAAACAAAAGGTAGGATGGTATGAACAACGACATAAAAACAATGACTGATGGCGCTGCTGTGGTTGTTGGACTTGGCGGTTTCATGGGCTGGATGACTCCAGTTGTAGCGCTTGTTGGTGGAATATTGACCATTGTGTGGATGATTATCCGCATCTGGGAAACTGAAACTGTTAAAAACTTGGTGGCTAAGTATGCCAAGCACGAGTAAGAAGCAACACAATTTCATGGAAGCGGTGGCACAC